TGCCAAGACAAGAAATTGTTTTTATCTGGGAGAATGTTTTTGAATATGGCGGTAGACAAGGATTTAGTGTCGATGACTCTTGGCAGGTATGAATAGTCACTGTTTTTATTCATGCCTTTCAGCCAAACATTCAACATATAAACATCAAAACCCAAGATGTTCTGACCAATAACGATATAGTCAGGATCAAATAGATATTTTGAAAGATCGCGCCAAACCTTCAGTGGATCTTCGGCTCGACGCTCATACTCACTTTCTGAAAAGCCAGTAATTTTTGCGGCACCTTCGGATACGTTTAAATTATCCCATTGAATGAATCGATTGTTTTTCTCGACAATATTCTTGCCTTGAGTAGCAATCCAAGCGCATTGCCAAGGACGAGAATTAACTAAATTCAATCCCTCGGTTTCTGTGTCGATGATCAAATATTTTTGGTTCTTTTGGAACCTTAGTAGTTCTTCTTTCATTGTTCTTTAAATGATTCCCAACAGAATTCATCACTTCCAAAGTGATTCAAGTTTGGACACGATAGTGTAGCTTGTCGCCCAAAGGATCGATTGCAGATAACCTTGTAGGTTTGAAGAGCTTCATAGTCTGATTTATAGCGGTAATAGATCGACTTTGCAAGCTGAACTTGGCAATCGGATTGAGAGGCATACTTGCGAACAGCTTCTTCAATCAAAGAATCAAAAGGAAGATTGTTTCTTTCCACAAAGAAGATTGGCTTGATATGCTTAAAGTCTGGAGTGCAATTGCTCAATGAGAGATGATTCTTGAAAATAAATGAATCATAAAAAGGCACCGCCAAAAGCATATTCTCAGTCCATAAGCGCAGCAGGTCACTGTTAGTGATGACTCCATTAGATTCAGTATTGATGTGACTGTAAAACTTATTTAAGTCTTTGCAGCCCTGATCGTTCAAAGCGAAAGCAATCAATTTATGATGTGAATCAGCGGAATCGACATCAGTGCAACAAGTGAATCTATAACCGAAAATAAGCTTGATACCGAATTCTTTAGCCTTTTTAAATGCATCGAAAAATCCAATCATGGAATCTTCCACCAAATAAATGGTATCTAAAGACTCTTCTTGAGCGATAGAGAATATGCTATCAGATCCATCATCCCTAGATTTTTCTGGATGATCAAGAGTTAAAATACTCTTGCCAATTGAGTAGTGCGACTTAAAAAGAGGAATCATGAGTATTCATCATACTCATGATCATGTCGCGTGTCAATAGCTTATTTTGGGTTCAATAATTTTGCCTATTGAACGCTGGACATCCAAGATAATGACGCTTTTCAAAAGTTTGATTTTCTTCAACAATAGATGGATCGAAGTCGGCTTCATTATAAGACTTTAATATCTTTCCCTCTTTGTTGAGAACCACAAAATAATCAAACGGAAACTTCGCAAAACAATGCCACATGGGAGTTCCGTCTTTTTTAAGCTGACCTTTTGTTTTTGCAAAGCCACACTGCAATGGTCCGCTGAATGAATTATCAGAGGGAAACGGTTGCTTAGCTGCAAGATTTCCACGGGAATCTTTTTCGGAAAAATTATCTAGATAAGTTTGCATCCCAGTTAATTGATACTCAAAACCCGAAAGATCATCTTCTGAAATAGGCTCCATCAATACTACGCCAGAACCTTTTTCTTTCTTTTTCTCAACTAGACTATTTGGACCGAATCTGAGCTTAGCTGCTTTTTTATCATCAAGATTAAACTTGAGAAACAAGAACTCACTTTGACGATTGACGTATTCAGGATACAAATGCTTAACTGCCAAACTATACATATAATCTTGCAGATTATCAGAAATCTCTTTACCCTTGAATACTTGCTTGCTGCTTTTAAAGTCTCGAATCAAAGCTGACTTGTTATTCTTGTACAAAAACAACTTATCGATGAATCCCTTGATCTTATATTTGATTCCTTCTGATTCAGAAACGTGAACAATCTCAAAGTCTTTTTCCGAAATAGCTTCTGTCGGGGTATCGGAGTTTTCTCCGTAGAAATCATACTCCAAACCATTCAGAGTCATTTCCTTGATCATCTCAATATTCTCTTCATCATCGACGCCAGATTTCTTTGCATGTTTTAGAACCAACCGTTTCACAGATTCAACGGCGAAGATATCTTCTTCTTCGATGATTTTCTGATATGTATTCTTTCTACGAGGCTCGCCCAACAACTCGAAAACTAAGTGGCATATACTACCTCTTTTAGCTCCATCATTGGATGCATCTGGCAACTGAAGAACATATTTGCACCAATACAACCAGCTGCAAGATTGCGCAGTTTTGATTCTACTAGCGGACAGAGGTGTTTTTGGACTACTCATAATTTTCAATTAACTTGATCAGGGATGCAGCATCTTTTTGTTTGAACAAGTTCATATATTTCTTAACGTATGAATGTAAACTTTCCAAATACTCCTTTTTATCGACTTCCTTATTATACCAGCTTTCTAGATTATGTCCAGCTTGATGCGCTTCAAATAAGTCATTGTATCCATCGGGAGGCATTTTAATTTCGATGCAATCGAAATCAAAGTAAAGACGCAGAGCCATTAGAATCTTGATAGCTCCATTGTAACCATGATTCGCAGATGATCTGAAATCATTGTTTGTGGCAATTGTGATTTTCTTGATAGGTGCAGAATTTAGATAACTGATAATAGATGAGCTACATCCAATGCCAAACGTAACTAAACTATTCTTAATGCCAGAATCAAATAAAGCCATGCTGTCGCCAATACTCTCGACTAGAATGACTTCCTGCTTTTGCTTGATCACTGAATCAACAGAGGACTCATTGGGTAGATAAGCTGGATACACCCAATTCTTTCGCTTGCCCAAATGCTTCCACTTAGGAGATTGATCATTACCCTCGTCAATTTTGCGACCACTAAATCCAATAATTTGTTCATGTTCATTAAAGATGGGAAATACCATTCTGCGATACATTTTTCCAGCACCAGCCAATCCAGTTTTAAAGAATTTCAGAGTATCTTCTGAGATACCTTTTTTAGTGTAAAAATTGTAATTTGGGAATAGCTTCTGTAGAATTTCTTTTGGATAAATTTCTTCCATTTCAATAGTTTGTTTTTGAGTGTATACGAATTCATCGCTCTTATTCAGAGAGGATGTTATTTCTTTTAGTTTTTTAGAATCACCACCAACTGTAAGTTGCAAAAGTTTTTCGAATGGGAAAGCTTTTCCATTATTTACAAAGTCTGTCCATACGCCTGTATTCTTATAAATACGAACAGACATTTTATTGTCTCCTCCTCGATATATAGCATTGGTTCTCCAGTGATTTCCGAAATCAACTAAAGAGTAACCAATGTTCTCTAGCGTGGATTGGATTTGAGATGGATCAACCGAAGTCTGGGATTGAGTCGTTGTCATTTTCGTCTAATTCGAAGCGTCCCTCTGCGACAGAAGCGATATCTCTAAGATCGCCTCTTTCAGAGATGCAGAAGTTTTTAAATTCAAGGTTAATAAAATTCTTTCTCAAAGTATCACCAATACGAACTGGTTCAACAGCACCAGCAATATCTTTGCCAAGGTGACGAGCTTTAACATTGATGAATTTGTGAGTTCCAAAGTTGCGTCCTTCTGTTTCAATTTCGTCAGCTGTCTTGTTTCTCAAGATAAACATGTGAGAACAGAACTGAGTGATTCTATCAGACAGAGAGACGATGCTTTCATCATCAATAATATTTTGAGATTGGCGATTGTTTGTAATACCACTTCTGTTCGACTGAACGGAAGTAATCATTGGAATAACTGGATTACCGTCATGAAGGATTTCTTTTTGAATACACTTCTTAAACTTATCGACCATCTCGCCAACGATCTGCCATTCATTTTTGCCGCCAGATGCTTCTGATGTGGTTTTAATGTAGTCAAACGAAAAGATCATTTGATTGCCTCGACCAACTTTACCGTAGTAGAATCTTTTCAGTGTCTTGATCATAGAATCAACATCCATGCCGCCGACATTATAATAATAAAATTTCATGGACTTGATTTTTGGCCAAGCTTCACGAACTTTGTTCACTACGTCTTCACCAGCCCTGCGCCAGTCTCCAGTTTCTAATAGATGCATGGGAACTCCAGTGATGGCAGCACACTGACGCATAATAAGTTCCTCCTTGCTCATTTCTCCATTGTCGAAGTGAAGCACGGGAACTCCATATTTGATGCCAACTTTAGTGCTGTAATCCATGCACCATTGAGTTTTACCAACACCAGAACGAGCAACAACAACTGTAATATTACCTGGCCTCAAAAGAGATCCATAGATCTGATTGATTTTTGGATGCGGACCCATCATCCCGAATTCTTTGATTGGATTGTTACCTCTCTCTTCGATGAGAGATTCCATTTCCTCGTAAATGTTTTCAGGCACATCATTGCCGATCTCGTAAAGATTAATTCGAGAATTGTATACGTTGTCAGCTTGTTCAATGATCTGCGAATAAGGAGTCTCAGGAGAGACATTTTTCATCTTCTTGGCGATCTCTTGAGCGGATTCAAAGATCTCGCGACGAATCGTATATTTCTTGAGTTCCCTAGAAGTCTTGATAAGATTACCCTTCGGAACTTTTCTCAAAGCCAGCGAACGAATATAATCAGATGGATTGACTCGATCCTCGAACGACAGTCCTAAAGTATTGATGCGTTGAGCGATGATGACTTCATCAAGCTGTTCGCTGGCATCAATCGACTGCTTAATAATAGTAAAAATAGTACTATGTAGATTAGAATCCTCAGAGTAAAAGTCCTTGGAATTAATGAAATTAGAAATTTCTGAATAGCTTTCTGGCTCTTTGATTAGAGCGGCTAGAAGCTGTTTTTCAAGCTCAAGATTATAGATCATGCCTAATTATTGCTGTATAAATGTAAAAGTCAACTCACAAAATCACTCCAAATGATTCAAAAAGATCCTCGCAAATTTTATCGTTTGGATAGATCTCGACGAGATTAATGTCATTAATTTCGCAGAACCTAAATTTCTTATCGTCTCTTTTCAACTGCTCAAGATATTTCATTCTATTTCCATGAAAGAACTTGACGTATTTAGTATGCTGAGCGCCTTGAACTTCAATAGCTATTTTTTTGTTTGCATTGTACAAATCAAATGATAGTCTAGTGCCGACCAATTTAAATTCTTCAAAAACAATGTCCGACTTCCAATACGGATAAAGGAAGTCTCTTACAGACAACTGGAATTTACTTTTGCTTTTGCCGTTCCAATCAACTAAATACTTTTTAGCATTTCTGAGTTCAGCTGTTGAACCAGATAATGTTTTAAATTTCATTGGCAATTGTTTTCTTGAAGTAGTTGACCAGAAACTCACACAGTTTTTTATCGGATTCAATAAAGTTGAACAGAGCCTCTTGACCTTGGATCTTTTCAAATGCAGCAAACCCATTCTCCATAAGAAGCTCGTCGAATTCTTCTGTCGCAGAAATCCATGAAGTTTTCTTGGTTAAGAATTCCCAAAGAAACAAAAGATCAACAACTTCCTTTTCTACCCAAATAGAGTTTCCGTTGGTTCTTCCATACTTGATTGGATATGGAATGGTCAAATTTGTTTTTTCATTTGGAGACTTCTTGACAGTTACTTTGGCGAAGTGTCCAACTGGAGGATTATTGATCAAGTCAATCTTTTCTGTAGGATTTTTGAGAATGATGTCTCCTTTGTTTCTAGATTCAAATTCTAGAATCCAGTTTGCAAAGTGAAGCAGTGCATTGCCGCCAGTTGCGGATGTCTGCCTAATCGGAGCTTTCGAATAGGGATCTAGCTTGATGTCAGCGCGAACCTGACTAATGAACACAGCGATATGGCCGCGCTTTGCCAAGCCAATAGATAGTCTCTTCATGAAGTTTGCCGCAATAACAGCGCCACCAGCAACTTTATTGGAATCTTCGAAGTTCTTGTCGAGATCTCCTTTTGTGATCAATCCGTCTACAGAATCAAGCAAGAAATAATAAAGATTAGCTTCTTCGTTTTTTGAAACAAGCTGGCGCATAACATCTACAACAGTTTCGTAGATGTTGCTTTCAAATACAAAGCAAGTTCCCTCTTGCCACTCTTCAGCAGTGAAGACAAATTTGATTCCAGATCGATCTCGCATTTCTTGCGAGAGGCGACCTTCAGCCTTGATATAAAAACCTTTTGCTTTGGGAGTTTTTTGCAAAAAGTTCTTCATAAATGAAAGAGCAGCACTTGTTTTACCTCCTTCATTCATTCCAACAAATCTGTGTAAACCTGGTCCAAGACCACCTCCCAAATGCAAGTCTAATTGCAGAGAACCGCTAGAGACTTTATAATCAATCGCTTCTTCGAAATTATAATGATCTGCAACGTTCTGCTTTAAAAATGAATGTAAAATATCACTCGACTTCTGTACTTCTTTATCTTTGGTTTTACTCATGCAAAAAATCTCTAATTGTTTTGGTTGTTTTCGGAAGCTCACAATCTTCACCAACCTTATCTCCTAGATGATAATCCTCATACTTAGAAAGATCAATACAATAATTAAAAGCTCTAAACTTTTGATCCATTGTTTCCTTTAGTTTGTCGCACACTATATATGCCAACGAATCGAATTTCTTGTCGAAAGAAACGATGTTCATGAACTCAAGAGAATACCTCTCGCAGAGATCATTTAAAAACTTCATCTCGCGCATATAAAACAAACGCTTGTCCCGTGCAGGAACAAGCGTAAGTCGGGCAAGTATATGTTTTTTATTAATTTT